CGCCAAGACACCCAGGCCTCGGAACACCCTTTAGGAAGTTCCAATCGGCTCCTGAGGTTGTCTTTGGAATCTATGATGCTAAGACTCAGATTGCAGAGCCGCCTGTTGAGCCAGGTGCGGATGCAAAGTTGAACAGATTCATATTGTCAGATGTCGAACACCTTGATGAAGACGGAATGAAGCATCTTAAGCGCGGAGAGGATCGTGTCAAGGCGCTAGTCAATCCCGGACGTCGAAGCGAGTACCAGACCATCATATATACAGATGTCAGGGCCGGAGAGCAAGTAATTCCTGCTAGGAAGGTCACATTCAATGAGGATGAGAAGATTTGAGATTTCTTCAAAGTGATGGGATATTTATAACCGAAGTGTGAGTGGAGAAAAAATGGCCGAAGTAACCTATCGCTCTCCCGGTTTTTTCGAAAGCGAGATTGATCTATCAATAACGACACCCGGCGAGGTCACAGCAACACCTGCCGGCGTCATTGGTCCGACACCGATCGGACCTGCTTTCGTACCCGTGACTGTGACATCATTATCCCAATTCAGAGACAGGTTCTTCGGATCGGATGATGAGAGAAATAACTCTTATTATGCAGGGCAAGAATTTTTTAGAAATGGAAGTGCGCTCACGTTCTTAAGGACGCTCGGCGCTGGCGCTAATTCGACAAGCACCGACATCTCAACAACACAGGCTCAAGGAACTGTCAAGGGTGCAGGTTTCGTGATCAAGGGATCGGCTCCTGCTGTTGACCCACGAGCACAGGGAGCTGTCCAACTCATCGTTGCGAAACACGTGGTCACAGCCTCGGTCGACGAGTCCTATCCAGTCTTCTTTGACAATGACAGCTTTTCAATCTCAGCAGGATCAGACGGGACTGCCAACCTCGTAAGAGGCGTCCTCTTCTTCCCAACGGGAACAAGGGGTCAGATACTCGACTTCGACCAGACATATTCACCAAGCAATGTGTCTAATGACTCTGCAAAGATCCAGACAGACTCAACACAGATTAACTATCGGTCATTCAAGCTCGTTATTTCTTCCTCGGCACAGGGATTTGGAACAGCCGACGGATACACCGGTATCAAGATCTACACGGCATCACTTGATCCCAACTCCTCAAACTACATCAGCAATGTCCTGAATACCTCTCCTGAGCTATTCCAGACACACCAGCACCTTCTATACTTGGACTTTCCTGTCGAAGATGCACTTGCAACAGTCTCGGGAGACAACGACTCAGTCGGTCTCCTGTCAGGATCAGCAAACACTTCCAGCACTTCAGGTCTAAGCTCGCTCTCATTCTTGGATGCATTTGGCAGGTATGACACAAGATACAGACCTGCACGGACAACGGCATTTATATCGCAACCCTACGCAGGTGTTGAGTACGATCTATTCCATTTTGAGACCATCGCTGACGGATCATCAGCAAACAACCAGTTCAAGATCTCAATTGCAAACATGCGTAGGTCGTCAGACCCGCAAGATCCTTACGGGACATTTGACGTTCTCGTTCGTGCATTCAATGACACAGATGAGACACCGTCGGTGCTCGAACAATATGTCGGTTGCACAATCAATCCTAACGCAGACTCTTACATTGCAGCCAAAATTGGTGACAAAAAGAGGACATACAACTTTGACGCTGTCAATCCTCTTGACAAGCGTATTGTAACAACAGGACAATACACGAACAACTCGACGAGAATTAGAGTTATTGTCTCTGACGCAGTCAAGCGCAAGACGGTTCCTGCAAATGCGCTTCCTTTCGGATTCAAGGGCATACCTACACTCAAGGTCACAGATGGAACCACAGATACGGCACTTCCTGCTCTTAGTCGTAGATTGGGAGGTGTTCTTCCTGCAGGTGGCATGAGCCTCACAGGATCATTGACACCTCCAGTTCCGCTTAGGTACAAGGCCACGACGAACGAGACACTTGCAGCACCCACATTCCAAGGCCAGGAAGGACCAACAGAGACAGCTAGTCAGAATATTTTCTGGGGTGTCAAGTTTGACTCATTCCCAAGCGTTTCAGGAACGTTGGGTGCGAGCGCTTACCTGCAATCAAATTACAATGCAGGTGTTGCCAATACGACGGGTTACAATCCTATCATCACAGCATACTCAAAGTTTGCAGGTATTGAGAAGCTTGACACTGTTGTCACAGGATCGGGCGCAGATGAGGTCAATAATAACAAGTTCACTCTGGCGAATGTCGCTCTGTATAATTCAAAAGGAAGTAGAACAGCGTCAGTAGCGGCAGTCTCAGATCTGACAGGTACGTTAGAACAGCACATGGTTAATGCAATCTACATCAGAAATGCAACACCCAGCATTGTAGACGGCACCATCACGGACGCATCGATCAGCGGGAGATTGACATTTGGCACTCTCGCACAGATCTCCGAGGCATCAATCTTCAACAGGTTCTCTCCATACATCAAGTACACAAACATGTTCTATGGCGGTTTTGATGGCCTAAACATCCTCGACAAGGACATGTCGGTGATGAATGACAAGTCGACGTCGACAGAATCAGGCGGAAAAGCAATAAGTAGCCCAAATATCGGCTTAGACACTTCAGCAAATAACTTTAGTGCAGGTGTCACAAACTCTCTGATCGGTTCATACAGAACAGCAGTCGACATCATGACAAATGCGGCATCGTCTAGAGCAAACATCATCACGATACCTGGAATCAGAGAGCCTCTCATAGCTGATTACACGGCAACTGAGGCACGTGACTTTGCGAGAGCAATATACATCATGGACATTCCTGCCTACACAGACAGCGGAGTGAGAATATTCGCAAATAATGTTCTACCTGATGTGACTTACACAATCAGAAACTTCACAAGTAGAAATATAAACAACAACTACGTCGCAACCTACTTCCCCGACGCATCAATCATTGATGAATCGTCATCTTCTGGCAACAAGCGTGTCAGAGTACCCGCTTCAGTTATTGCACTCGGTGCTTTGGCACAAAACGATGCCAGATCATATCCATGGTACGCTCCAGCAGGATTTAACAGAACAGCCCTCGCTAACGTAACAAATCTTGCCGTAAGACTGACGAGTGCGGACAGAGACAGCCTGTACGATGCAAGGATCAATCCTATCACGGCATTCCCAGGCCTTGGATACGTCATCTTTGGTCAGAAGACATTGCAGCTTGCAAGGTCGGCACTCGATAGAGTCAACGTAAGAAGATTGCTTATTGAACTTGCAAGAATCGTCACCTCGGTCGGACTCCAGTTCGTGTTTGAGCCTAACATACCTTCCACACGCTCCCGGTTCGTTAGCCTTTTGGCACCCCAGTTCGCAACAGTCCAGTCGCAAAGTGGTATCGACAGCTTCAGGATCATAATGGATGATTCAAATAACACACAACAGGACATTGAAGCAAATCGTCTGAATGGAAGGATCGTGATAGTTCCAACGAAAGCCGTTGAATATATTGCAATCGATTTCATCATAACTAACGAAGGCGTCGAATTTGTCTAATAAATACATTATGAGAGGTTAACATAATGCCCGCTTTACCGTACCCAGGAGTATCAATTACAGAGACCGATAGGTCAAGTGTCCCAACTCGTGTTACGACAGGAGTTCCTGCGGGCATTGTTGGAACTGCAGCGTCAGGTCCTGCGTATATTCCTCTCGTTTTTAACACCTACGCCAATTTTACAAGCCTCTTTGGTATCTCAGGAGGAAGATTTGGACCGATAGCAGTCAGCGCCTGGCTTAATGGCTCATTGAATTCAAATGCCGCTTACATCAGAGTCTTAGGTGCAGGTGACGGACAGAAGAGGAGCACCGCAACGGGAGCCGTTAATCGTGCCGGATTCGTCGTCGGCGAGGAGCAAGTGAAGTCATCAGGCATCGTGGGTCAAAACCCATATGCAACTGCAGGCGGTGTCCTAGGCAGAACTTACTTTCTAGGTTGCTTCATGTCAGAGTCTGCAGGATCATCGGTATTCTCATCTGCAGGCATCCAGAATTCGAAATCAGCCATCCCGATAGTTCGAGGCGTGGTCATGACTCCATCGGGTGTGACGCTGACGCTGTCAGGCAATAGTAACGCAACAAATCAGCCTGCGACAACCGCAGCCGAAGGGTCATCAGTCTCAGGATCGGTCACATTCGCTGATGGCACATTTGTAATGTTGCTCAATGGGCACATCAATACGACAGCAAATCCAAACGTTATCACAGCGTCGCTTAACTTCAATTCAGGCGGGTCATACTTCCCTAATGTTCTCAACAAAGATCCGAATCGCTTCCAGGAAACTGGTCATTATCTCTACGCGTGGTATGACATCCAGGATTTTGAGGCAATAATCACAGGATCAGACATCCTTGCATCACCCACCTCGACAGGCGATGCAAACAAGCAGGACGCTGTCTTCATCACGTCATCCTCGATAGGGCGCAATGCTTCATCGGCAACTACGCCTAACTTTGAGCAATTTAGAGAGCGCTTTACGCATCCCGTCTCACCCTTTGTTGTCTCACAAGACTTCGGTGGTACAAAATACGACCTCTTCAGAGTCCACGCAGTCTCAGATGGCATCACGACAGACGATAGTCTTGCACCGGACCTTAGCAAGAACTACAAGATCACGATTAGCGACATAAGCCCGGCACAGGCGCCCCAAGAATACGGAACATTCGCGCTCAGTGTGAGGTCTGTCAATGATCCTGATGATGGCGTTGGAGAGACCGACTCCAAGGCACCTTACTACAGGCAGTCGCTGTCTTTCGATCCTAACTCTTCAAATTACATCGCTTCTGTGATTGGTGATCAAAACATCTATTTCGACTTCGATAGAAATAATGGTAGTCAAAAGATCGTAGTTGAAGGTGATTATCCTGTCACTAATAACTTCATCAGAATTGAACTTTCGGATGACTTTTTGGCAGGCAACGTCCCAGCAGCGGCAATTCCTGCAGGGTTCAGAGGACACGGTTATCTCTTCACATCGGGCAGCAGTCTCGCAACCTTTGATTCAGGGAACGCAGCAATTAATGCAGGATACGATGATGTGATTCGCAGAGCGGTTACTCCTCCAATTCCCTACAGGAATAACATCAAGACAGCCGGAGCCGGCACTACAACGAGCGATTACTTCACATGGGGCACAAAGGTTGAGATAGGTTCTGATCTTGTCGATGAGAATAAGACGCCATCAACACTTTCCTCAGTAATCAATGGATCTTTCAACAGTCTGATTAAGTTCTTCCCATCATATGACCTGACAGGCAAACACTTCTTCGTTGACGACTCTACGGCAGACACGTTCCAAAACTCGCTGTTCACAATTGAGAACATAAGAGTCACGACGGGCGCGCTCGGAGACACATCTCCGGAGACGATCAATTGGGCATCTGCGTCATACGTCAGGCAAGGTGGCATTACGACAAATGACACGAACAAGACTAGAGCATTGACAATCACAGATCTTGAGGATGTTACCAATAGGAACAACGTCTCCTTCACCTTCATGATGCAGGGAGGATTCGATGGGGTCAACATCTTTGATAGTGAGAAGGTAAATCTCACCGACCTTGCGGCCACAAGAGAGATCAACGACTCGGCAAATCAGGGCGGTGTCAATGGACCGACGGTCTCGGCTTACAAGAAGGCCATCGACGTCATGGGCTCAACAGCAGATGTCAACATCCAACTTCTAGCAGTCCCAGGTATCAGAGCGCCAGCAGTCACAAACTACGCGATCTCAGCGGTCGAAAATAGATTCGATGCCATGTACATCATGGACATCCAGCAGAAGTCAGGGCTGAACACATACATCACATCGAGTGATGAAGCTGTTTCGTCTTTCTACACAGTCGCGGACTTCAAGTCCAGAGGGCTTAATTCCTCCTTCGCTGCAGCGTACTTCCCAGACATCTACGTCCAGAATCCAGACCCGAACGCGTCAGGTGGCACAGAAGGTCCTCCATCATACCCAGTGCCCGCCTCGGTTGGCGCACTCTCTGCATACGCAAGGAATGATGCTTACGCACCTTGGTATGCACCTGCAGGTACTACACGAGGCGTCATCTCGACAGCCGTGGACGGTGGAATTGACGGTGAGAATTCATCTGAACTCGGTCCTATCTACGACGCCGACATAAATCCCATCGTGAATCTCTCAACAGGCGGCACTGTCGTCTGGGGACAGAAAACTCTACTTCGCGCAGCATCCTCACTAGATAGAGTCAATGTGAGAAGGCTTCTGATCGACGTCAGGCGTAGAGTCAGAGCAGTTGCCAATAGCCTCCTGTTTGAGCCCAACACACAGGCAACGCTTGACAGGTTCAATGCGCTCGTCAATCCTATCATGCAGGACGTCCAGAGCAGGTCAGGCATCACAAGGTACAAGGTGGTCATCGACACCTCCACAACGACCCAGGCAGACATCGACAATAACACGATTCGTGGTAAGATATTCCTTCAGCCTGTCAGGACTGCGGAGTTTATTTCTATCGACTTCACAGTTAATGCAACATCTTCAACTTAATGATACTTAGAATAGAATAACGGAGATCCAATATGGCCGAGACACTCTCAGTCACCGATATGTTACCCAACAAATTTGAGCCAAAGAGAAAGCATCGCTGGGTCTTTGCTATCGAGGGTATCGACGCCTTCCTCATCAGAAAGGCTGCCCGCCCCGGTTTCAACATGCCAAGCAAGGAAATTCCTTGGATCAACACGCAGAGATACATCTCTGGCAAGCTCAAGTTTGACACCATGTCTGTTGACCTTCACGATCCAATCGCACCCTCAGGTGCACAGCAGGTGATGGAGTGGGTCCGCACACACCACGAATCAGTCTCTGGACGCAGTGGATATGCAGACTTCTACAAGCGCGACATCCAGCTTAAGATGCTTGACCCAATTGGCACCGTTGTTGAGCTTTGGGACATCAAGGGCGCCTTCCTAGAGAGTGCCAAGTTTGGCGATGTCTCATACGACGGAGACGACGTTGTGTCTGTCTCAATCACAATAAGATTTGACAATTGCGTATTGCAGTTCTGATTCTTAACAATTAAGACACAATTGGCCTCGCTAGTTTACCTAGCGAGGCTTTTTGTTTTAATATTCCTGTTGACCAAGTAAGATGTTACAGGAGCCTGTAAATGCCTAGAAAGAGTGATGTAACTGCAAGTCCAACGGAAGCCTTTTCACAGATACAGAAGACAAACCCTGTCCAAGATGATTTCGGTTGGACGATACCTGTTGAGAATGTTCCTCTCCCTTCTTTGGGTAAGATTTATTCTACTAACACACCCCTCAGCGGCAGAGAGACTGTACAAATTAAGGCTATGACTGCGCAGGAGGAAGACATTCTTCTTAGTCGCGCGTTGCTTAAGGACGGCACGGTGCTGACGCATCTGATCAATAGCTGCTTGATTGATAAGAGCATCAACGCACGTGATCTTGTTGCCGGCGACAGAAACGCGCTTCTGATCTCAATAAGGATCACAGGCTACGGCACAGAGTACAAGGCTGAAGTTGGTTGTCCTTCTTGCAACACAAAGCAGAGTGCATCGTTTGACCTAGCAGATCTTGAAATTAAGCGCTTGCAGGCAGACCCTATCACGCCAGGATCAAATCAGTTTGAGTTTGTTCTTCCTATTACAAAGAAGCGAGTCGTGTTCAAGCTGCTGACTGGCAAAGACGAAGAAGAGTTAAGCATCATACAAGAACGCAGGAAGCGTTCCATGCCCGACGTTGTCGTAGAGAGCGTTGTTACATCTCGGCTGGAAAATAGCATTCTATCCATCGATGGAATCACAGATCGGAACAAGCTGAATTCTTTCATTCGTTCAATGCCTGCATACGATTCAAGATCGCTAAGATCATATATGAATGACATCGAGCCTGGAATTGACATGAATGGCCGACTCACGTGCGTCAAGTGCGGTGTCGAGTCTTCGGTGCCTCTTCCCCTCGGGGCATCATTTTTTTGGCCTTGATCAAAGTTACAGAGAAGTTCAGCTCGAACAATTCTATATCTTGATGAAGCACTTGTCGTTGAGTTACGACAATCTTAGAGAAATGCCGGTCAGATTCAGGTCTTGGTTCATAAATCGCCTTGTCAAAGAACACACGCCTAAGAATACAACAACAACAGGTGGGATTGAGATCGATGATGACACACCGATTTCACAGGTTCTCGGGAAAATGAATAATTAGCCTTGAGAGAAAATAAATGGCAGATCCTACTCCTAGTCCTGTTAGTCCGCAAGATGTTTCAAATGCCGAACGATATTTTGACGTGCTCAAAAAGGCAGGTGCCGAGGCTGATGTCATCTACGCACAGTACAACAAGGCATTCAGGCTAATCGTTGAACTTGAAGCAATAGAATACGCTAAAAAGAACTCAGTTTACGAAGCGTTATACGGCCAGATGGAGAGAGCTGCACAGGTCCCTAGACAGCTCGCCGCCGAGATCACCAACAGTTCAGTTCTAGCATCAGATGGTATCTCTGCAACATCAAAAGCTTTCACAGACGCGCTGTATAAAGATCAAGAGTTTCTGTCACGTGAGACAGTCACAACTTTTAAGAAAGTCAACGAGATCACAGGCGAGACCATCAAGGAAGTCAAGCCTCAACTCGCCATGTTCTTCAAAGACGCCAAGGAGTTAGGCCAGGCATTCTTCGATTCAGCAGTCTCAGAAACGCGCCTGTACATGGCAGCGATTAGAGATGCTGCTGAAGAAGATGGCTCTCGGATGAGAGAGATTGCCGCACTCACTTCAAAAGGCCTCGGCGTTGATGTTACGACACTTCGCGCGTTATACCAAGAAGAATTTTCAAAGACCGGCAAGGTGACAGGAGAATTTGTTGAAAAATTCTCAGCAACGATCATGGCTGCTTCGGATGCAACAGGATTAAGTTCTAAGCAGATCGCATTTGACTTATCAAAAGCGACAGCCGATGTCGAGAAATTCGGCAATAGCACCTACTCGCAGATAGCTTCACTTTCTGTTCCAATTAGAAAGCTCGGCCTTGACATGGAAGATGTCTCTAATGTAGTCGGTAAATTCATGAAGTTTGAGGATGCGACTCAGGCAGTCTCAAACTTTGCCGCCGTGACAGGCGCCTCACTTGACACGATGGAGCTCTTCTACAAGGCAAACAGCGGCGATAAGCTGGACTTCTTTAGATCGTTGAAGCAGCAGCTGATGGATCAAGGCGTCGCCATTGAGAACTTGACCCACCAGGAACAGGTCTACCTTGCAAAGGGCATGGGCCTCAATCTTCGTCAATTCCAGTCGTTCATGAGAGAAGATGCCGACATCACAAGCGAAATGCTTGACGAGATGATCGAGGAAAATGCTGAAAAAGCTGAGTACACCGGCAAGGACCTCGCAGATAAGCTGGCACAGACAGGTGGCCTCGCTGCTGCAACATTAGACGCCTTGAAGCCAGAAAATATCAAGCAATTTGCTGAGGTCGTTAGGGCACTATCCGGTGGAACTTCGGACTTTGCTGACGCAACTAATCAGTTTGGAATCAACCTTTTGTCTCTGACGCAAGACGCGCTGCCCCAGTTTGGTGAGGCGGGTGCAAAAATGTCGTCACAATTTGTCACCGGCATCGGCGCAATGCAGCAAAAGTGGGATGATTTTACTAAAAAAGTTGAAGGTGCAATGGGCACTTCGGGCGATGGGAGAGACGGAGCTTTCCTAGCACTCATGAAAGAACTTGAGAGATTATTTGGTCCACGCTCTGTTCCGTTAGCATGGCAACCTCTAACAAAGGGTCTTGAGTTCACTTCTGACGCTATGATGAGCATCTTGAAAACGATGAACAAGGGTGCGACAAAAGAATTTGATGAAATGAGAAAAGGTATCGTTGAATCCTCAACAAAGGCTTTAGAAGTTTCTGGTAAGTCTTTCGAAGATCTCCTGTCAAAGAACGCCGCAGACAAAGAAAAGATCACTGCTGCGATGGAAAAGGCAAAAACAAGCGATGAGAGTCTCTTAAAAGATATATCAAAGCTAGGCGACCAGATCACCCAACTTAAGACATCAAGCTATAGCGATAAAGCTATACAGGAAATGCTAACAAAAGACTACGGTGAGAAGGGATTTGGAACGTTAACAGCAGCAGAATTTAAATCGATCATTACAGCAAAAGATCAAGAATTTGCTGCTTTACTGCCTAAGATGCTAAAGGAACGCAATGACAAGATATACGCCGAACTTGAAGGCGCAAAACCTGCCGCACCGACAACACCAGCAATCCCTGCACCTGCTGGGAGCGGACCAGCGGTGCCCGGAGCTACACAGCCGGCCGGCACTCAACCAGC